CTCAACGACAACATCTGAAAGGCCGAACAGCGTCGGCGGGATACCCCACTTGGCAAATGTGTCGGAACCTTGCAAGTATTGAATGCCTGCTTGGAACTTCACATAGTCCTGAATCTCAGGAGCCTGTGAGATGGTCTGCGCGATGGTTGGCGAAATCACGAGGATCAACTGATTAGGGTTAACCGCGCCACCCGAACTCAACGACACCAAGCGCATCGCTTGCTGAATTGATTTTTGGATGAATCGGTCAGCGGTGGACGAGTTCGACCATGTTCCTGTTGCGGTATAACCGCTACCCGAAGGTCCGTTAGAACCCGCTGCGGTAGTGTAGTTCGTACCCCAGTTTCCGACAGTCGTGAGAACCGACGATGCCGCCATGCTGCGACGAGTCATCGCCAATTGCGCCTTGGAGCGAGCGTGTTGTGCCACGACATCCCACGAGGCCTGAGCAGCAGACTCCTGCGGGATGTAGAACGGAAAGCCGAATCGGGCCGTCGTGTACTGGACAAAATCAAATGCGTTTTGTTTGCCCGTAGGGCGGTCGTTGCCGAGAGGCCACGCGAACTCATTCACATCGGTCACGCGGACATTGTCCGCGTTGTCTTGACGCAGGTAAAACCCCGTCATTTTTGTGGTTGGAACGAGTTGCGCGTAGCGCGAGAGAGCGAAACTGTTGACCGAGCGCGTGAACTCCACTTGGAGCGCACCTGTCGCGAGGTCATTGGTGGACGGGATGTAGGTCGAAAGACCACCACCCACAACTGTATATGCCATTTGAAATCCTCTTTCTTGAGGGAAGGGGTTTGGTCAATTACGCAAAGATCGGGCCGCGATAGCCAAAGCGGAATGCACGAATGATTTCTCCTGCGGATCCCGTTTGCAAAGCCATGTAACTGGATTTTGCGGTCGCGCCTGCCGCGATAGTCACAGTTCCGCCCGAAGACGCAACGCACATCAGGAAATCTCCTGCGGTGCAACCGCCTGTGCCGACCTCCACTTCAACGGTGTTGGACGGCTGAAGCGTGATTACTCCACCCGAGACGGCGTGGTTTGTGCCGTTGTAGGCGTTGACGCTTCCGTCGGTTACGCCAAGGGCGTATTCCGTGATTGCGTTTGATGCTGCGCCCGTGAACGCACCTGAAAGAGTGACGAGGCGAAACGGCGCAATTGTGCCGCTTGCGGTGAGAAGTGGGGTGAATCCCATGTCAGACATTTTTGGTTTCCTTTGTGTTACCGCTTCGAGATGCGGGAATTGATGGCTTTGGTGAACTCTTCAGGACGGCCCGCGAACTCGCGGACCATGTCTGAAACTTGACGGGGATCGAGATCGGACTTTGGCAGCGCGGATCGACTCATGTCGATACGGATGCCCACGGGATCGCGAGCAAATAGGTCGCGCCAAGTGTCGATGAGGTCGGACGGGTTGCGGCTCGCTGCGAGTTCAGCGATGAGGCGCGGGCGACGGTCTGCGGGAATGCGATACCCCTCAGTTTCCATTGCGTCAAGTTCGCGACTGAACTTTTCGCGGGCCAGTTCGGAGCGCATCGCATTGAGTTCACGCGACATCCGCGTGTTTTCTCGGCGCATCGCGATGAAGTCTCCACCCTCACGGGGACGGCTGTAGCGCGAAGCAGGAAATACCTCTTCGGTTTCTTCCTCGGTTTCGTCTTCGCCCTCGTTGTGCGAAAACATTTCGTCCTCTTCGTTTTCCGCGAACTGCTGTTGAATCATGTCATCGGCTGACATTTCATCCTTTTCATCGGTCGAGTCATCGGCCTCAAAACGCTTCTTAAACTTTGCGTCGATTTCGTCCATCGAGGCCTTCAGCGCGTCAAGTTCGCCGCGCAGGTCGTTGTCATCGTTCATGTTGTATTTTTCCTTTGTAGTGGGAACAAATGTGGAGAGTCCTCCGCCGACAGTTCCCATGTCAAAGCGAAGCGGTCGGCTAAATGTCACGAGTTCGCCTGTGCGAACAAAATGAGTGTCAGGAAGCGGGCGGCGTGGGGTTTCGCGCCCAAGCAACGCGACTTCCGAGAGGTGATTGTGATCCTGCCAAATCTCGGCTGATCGGCGCGGAAATGCGTTGGTGGCAAGCAGTTTGTTAAACACGCTTCGCTCAACCTCGCAGTCGCCAACAATGTAGGCTACACCGTTGCGTTCCTCGTACTTCACTTGAGTGAATCGACCCACGCTTGATTTTGGCTCGTTTCCGTCACGCTCATGCATTACCACAAGGCGCGGAAATGATCCCTTGGCCATGTACTGGCGGGTCGCAACGACAATTTTGCGGACGCGGTCGTTGTCAAACTTTTTCAGCTCGTCATCGTTGTCTCCGTCGATCTTTGCGTCATACGCGCAAAAAACTTCAAGGTTGTGTATTACAACCTTGTCGCCGTCATCGGTGATCTTGTGCGATGGAGTGGTCATGCTGCTAGCGGTATCGTATCACCCTGAAATAAACCCTGCATCAGGGATCGTCCCATTATCAACCAACGCCTGCCGATCCCCGTTTTTCACCTTGATCGCCGTGAAATCAGGATTCCCGTCTTCGTCGCACAGCCCCTCGTTTACGGCTGTGGAAATCGGGATAGGTGTCCACGAGCATCGACAGTTGAACCCGAGCGGAGTCGGGATCCCCATTTGATCAATCTGATCAACGGTAGCGATGTACCCGTTGAACGCCCGATGCGTGTCTCGGGTCCTTGGATCCTTGGTTGATCGGAAGCGCATCAACGGGACAAACTTCTTGACAAGGTCATCTCGGCAAATGTCTAGGCGACCCTGCGACTGCGCTCGGTTGATGTTTGTTCGGTAGACCGTTTCGAGTCGAGCCTCGGTGAGATTGGTGGCGGTTTCAAGGATCGTGTGCGCGACAAAATCTCCCACCCCCATTTCCTCAACCTTTTTTCCCGCCACCGACACGGTGACATCCCCCCGAATCGCTGCGGCAAGGATGTTTTTTGAGGTTTCAACCTGCTGCATCGTCATACCCGTGACAAAAAATGACCCTTGCACCGCCGCCTGTACGGCGGGATTGCGCCTCTTTTTGACTTCGTCAGAGGCGTTAGGGGGCAGTTCCTCAACCCGAGCTTGCGCCTTTCCCCGAATCAGGTCTGCAAGGTCGGGTGATCGAACCATGATTCGGGACAGCGCGTTTGCGGCTTCGTCATCCCGTACCTCTCCTGCGGACTGGAGCGCGTGAGCAATCAGCGACTCCCACTTCTCTCGGGTTAGAGGCAGCAATCGGATGAAACGCTCAATGACCTCGCGGGCGGGTCCACCCGCAAACTGCATCGTGATGCTTGAGATCTCGGTTCGCGACGGCGGTTCGTATCGAAGCGTGTCAATGTCGCGGGCAAATGTCGCAGACGGTGGGGCAATCGCGGGGAGAGGAACACCCGACGCACGGGCTGAAGTCAACGCACCTGCGGCCCATGAGGCAAGCAGTAGGGCGGCAGTCGCTGTTTTCCACGCTTCCCAGTACTCGGTGGGATCCTTGCCCTCAACCTGTGCCGCAATGGCACGGCGGTACGAATCCTCGCCATATGCGACGAGGGCGGTCCACCCGCTATCCGTCTGTGATGGTCCACTCACCACCATGATCGCCGCGAAAAGGCTTGAGGTGCGCCGTCGGCGGGCTTCTCCCCTTCGGCGGGCGCAGGAGACTCTTTGAGCCATCCTGCGATTTGATCCTGCGGAGAATCTGCGTTCGCAGCGGCAACGCTCGCAGACCCTCCGAGGGTTGGTTCATCCGCCTGTGGCTCTGACAATCCGAGGAGGTCGCGCACCTCGCGGACTGACACCTTGCCGCCAAGTTCGACGAATGATTTGATGGCTTCAAGCCGCTCTTTGGGATCGGGTCGCTCGGGAGCAAACTCAAATCGCAGGCAGGCCGCCTCATCGGCTGACGCGCCAAGCATTTGGGCTACGACCCGAACAAAGTCGAATGTCATTGAGTCTGCGAGCGCGTCGGCGTGGTAGCGGATGATGCGAGAAAGAGTGTCGGCGTGGAGTGACGCGACCCCCGATCCCATACCCGTTCCGCCTGACTCTGAGGACAAGTTCTGACCGACGATGCTCTCTTTGATCTTCCCGCTGAACCAGTTCACCAGTTCAAGAAAAACCGTTGCTCGTCCTGCGTTCGGCTCAAGGATTTCGACATCGTATAGCTTGTCGGTTCCGCTCATCGGAAGCAACACCGAGTTGTCGTTGGTGAGGTTTGCGAGGACATTCTCCATCATCTCGCGGCCCTGATCTTGCCCGAGCGGGTAGCGACCAATGCGAATGCCCATCGCATAGCGTTCGGCGTAGGTGATGGCATCTTGCAGGATCTCCTGCTTCGCGAGCCACATAAACCAACAGACATCACGCGCTCCGACACCGCGATAGATCGACTCGCTTGAGGAGGGGTCGTTGAAGTCAGGCGCGTTGATGAACACGCGGTGAAGGATGACCGCCTGCCGTTCCTCTTCATTGAAGATGTGAACGCGAGCGTCAAATCCGATGTTCTGTTGCGATGATCCGTGCGCGGAGTATTCCGAGCCGACGCGCATTGCGAGGTTGCCTCGTTGGTCGTAGGCGAGCGTATCGGGGTGGAACGGATACCACTCCTTAACCTTGAAGCCGAGCCGCTTGTCCTTTTCGTATACGAGATTGCAGGCAGCATTCCCGTACCAAACCGCTTCGTGCATGGCTCGAACAAAGTCACTTCGGCGCGGCATCTCCGCAAACACCCTTCGGACACGACTGGCGAGTTCGACTCCCTTTTCGTCGGTCTTATCCTCGCATACAACACCCCATTCGAGGCTCGCGAGCGTGACCTGCAATGAGCGCAGGACACCCTCAATGTCCGCGTCTGCCCGCATCATCTGTTGATACTGCGGGTTCAGCCTGTACGCGAGGCTGCTGTTTCGCAGGAGTTTGTCGGCTGTCGTAAAGAATGACCGTTGAACTTCAACCGAGGTTGCAAGCGGAGCGGTTTGCCCACGGTCAACAGGCGCGGGTAGCGGCTTGCGTGGACGCGCCTCGGGGGTTAGGCCGTTGACAAGGGGATTAGGGTCTTTGAGATCGGCCATGCGTGATCAGTCCCAACCCTTTTTAGGGTTGTTGAGGTCTGCGCTCGATAAACCTGCGGCCGAGAAAACCTTGCTCCATCCCTGATTCTCCCAATGCTCAGGATCATCGTTGAATGTCCCGATCATTTTGTCGGCGATGTAGCCCGCGCTGCCTGCTCGGTTTCCAAGTTGGTTGTCAATCCAAGTCATCAGGTGTCGATGAGTTGTTTGGTCCATTTCAAACCGTGTCTTTGTGCCTAAGCGGGAGGCTCTTGACCGCAACGCGGAACACTCAATGCCAGTCTCTTCCGCAAGATCTAACAACTCATCGTCTCCAACTTTTTTTGCGTAGGTAATCGCCGTGTCAACGACTTTTTCCATCTGAGCAAGGTTGCTTCGGGAGACATTCTGCGAGAGCAATTTTTTGAGCGATTCCGACTTTTCATCGCCGCGACTAAATCCTGCAACAGCGTTGTCGCTGAACCCCAAAGACCGAGCGAGCGACAGGTACTGATGCCACTCAGCGTCTGTGTGTGATTCCTTGCCGATTCGCTCTGCAAGCTTTCGCATCATCGCCTTGGCCATATCCTTGTCGCCGCGAGCGATGTCGTTGCTGATGTGGTGTAGCGCGTTTGAGACATACGAGCCGCCTGACCCGATTTCACCAAACTCCGCCTTGCCGCCGCCGCGAGACATCAGCATCCGCTCAAGCTTGTCAGCCAAGGTGTTGAATCGGTCGGATTGATCGGATCCCCTAATCCGCCTGCGAGCGACATTGATGTACCGCCTGAGCGTGTCCGCGTCGGTTGTCATCTTCGCCCCTTCCGCCATCCTCGGTAAGCCAAGCACCGAGAGTAGTTGCGCTACGCCGTCAGCGATTTGTTGGTTTTCCTGACCGAAGCGAGCGCGAGACATCAGTATCCGATTAGCGGGAACCAGTTCCCGAGTAACTCGGCCATCGTTGTAAAGTTGGTTTGGCAACTCAATCAAGTACTGACCGTTTTCAAGGTCGGTTGCGTTTGGAAGTTTGATGATTTTCCCGCTCACGGTCTTGCCACCTTGCTTGACCTTAACGGTGTCCCCCACCTCCATCGCAAACTCAGCCTTGCCGCCGCGAGACATCATCGCGCTTTTTGGCATTGCTCGTTTAGCCGCATCGTTCAGCGTGATGTGAGTCATGTCGTACACGCCTGACGAAACTTCGTGACCCTGACCTGCAATTTTGAGAGCCTTCAAAAGCAGTTGTGCGGACTGGCTTCGTGGGCCGTCAAAACTGCCTGCGGATCGTCCCTCAACACGAGCGGTTGCACGGACCTGATCTTCGCCAATGTCTTCAAGGATGACATCGCTACCAAAGGTAGCCTTGCCGCCGCTGCGAGAGGCTGTAGATCTACCCTCCCACGCGGTGACCATATCTACGAGGCTCTGGAATGTTCTACTTCCACCCACTTCAGGAAGTGACGGAATCGACCACCGTCCGTTGACACGCTTGGCATCAACCATTGTGCCGTCGCGTAACTCAATTCCCTGTTCGGTGGTGTATGGGTCAAGGGAGACACCACTTTTGGTGGGATCGCGTCGAGCGAACTGCACTCGCACTTCGGTGTCGGTCGCGGTAACACGATCCGATCCGACAATCCCAGTCAACGGGCGAATCATCGCAAACGCGCATCGTCCCGCGCTGCCATCAGCCTGCGCGAACTTGAGAGTGGCAACACCGTTGGACTCGGTGATTGAGTCGGGGAGGAATCCGAGCTTGCTTGCGATGGAACCGAAGCGCGTTGAGATTTCAGATTTGCCGCGAGAGTGCATAGTCTTGATTACTCCTTGTGGGCTGTACGCCTTAATCTCTTGGATCTCAACCTTCACGGGCTTGCCTCCTGCGTTGCGCTTGATCATTGCAAGCATCGCGTTGGCGTAATGCTCTGCCTCCTCCATTGTGCGAGCGGAGCGTCCTCCTGTGATCATTTCGCCGACATAGCCCTCGACCATGAAACTGTCGCCTGCTTCAAAGGTTGCCTTTGCGCCGTTGCGGGAATATCCTCCTCTTGCGACATGATCGTCAAACTTCTTGATTGCTGAACGCTCGGCAGCGGCGGCGGTGGCGTAACTGTGCTTCATCCACAAGAGTTGATTGTCAAACCTATTGCCGCTGTGTGGGCGGATTTCTAAGCCTGCGTAAAAATCCCCGCCGCCTCCGTTTTGACCGACAAACGCAACGGTGTCGCTACGCACGCCTTTGCGAACCTTGACATCCTTGTTTTCCATGTACGGGTCGCCTGATCCCATGCGCGACCTTGAGCCGCTGCGGGAAAACATTCGTGTTGGCTTGTCGGGGTCAAGGATTTGAACGCGGAACGAGTGCCAACCCGCTGCGCTTGCGCGTCGTTTGATCTCATCCATCTCGCTTGGGGTCTTGGCTTGCGTGGACAGCACCTTGGCGTGGAGTTGATCAGTCTCTCCTTCGGGAACTCCCCACAACACATACTCTTTTTGCATCAGCGATTTCACGCCGCTGCGGGAATGCTCTGTGTAATATCCCGCGAACCCATGACTGAGGAATCTGACTGGACCCTTAAAAGTTCGTGGGCCATATTGACCAATCTCAGGGCTTTGAATGTACACCGTTTCGCTATCAATTTTTGTGATAACTCCATCAAATCCTACTGCCCCTTTCGAGGCAAATCCAAGATGAACTTTGTCACCAACCTTGAAATCTGCTTGTGCCATTGATGTTTTTCCTTTGCGAGTGCGGGAAAAACCTTCGTTTGATCCTCGGTATTGAACAAGCAAATCGGCTTTGAAAGCACTTACGGCACTAGCACTTGCTCCAGTTGCTGCATACTCAGCAACCTTTTTGTTCACATCTGACAAGGAGATATACACATCGTCCTGTGATCGGTATTCGGCAAGCAAACGCCGCTTGTAATCACTTACGGCTTTAGCACTTGCTCCAGTTGCTGCATACTCAGCAACCTTTTTGTTTACATCTGCCAAGGAGATTCGAGCCATTGATGTTTTTCCTTTGCGCCGTGCGTGTTGCGACTGCGCTTGATTGATGATGGATTCAAGATCGTCAAGCGCACGGTCACGCTTGTCGTAACTCTTGTCGGTGGTTGCAACGCGCACCAGTTGCGCGATTTCTGCCGCGATGTCCTGCGACGATGGATCGGCGGCGATGGCCTTTGCGGCCTTTTGCAATTCGCGGCCCGCCTCGATGCCACGATCTTCACCCCACTCAGTACGCACTACCTCAAGGTAGTTGTAGATTGTGTGCAAGGCTTTTGTGCTTGCGCTACTGCGAGCAAAGCGCGAATGCGGTGATTTTTTGGGGGTCATTGTGATTGAATCCTTTGATCGTGCAAAAACAGATCCCGAGCCATGAAACTTGCCTTCGCATATACAGTCGCAATTCGGACCCTTCGCGCTTCGGCACTTCGATCCGCAGATGGTCGGCTTTTCTGTTTGCTGCCATCGAATAACGCGGTCAATTGGTTGCGGCGGTGAGCCGCGAACAATCAAATATCTCGCGGACGAGACACCGTTGTTGAGCAAATCCTGCATTTTGCGCTCAACCCACGAATCCACACCGATAGAGGTCACCTCTTCGGCTTCCTTCTGCCCCCACTTTCGGTTCGGGTCCAACGCGCCAAGGGCCTGATTCTTGTACACCTCGCGCCACTTAGACTGCGACCACATTGTGTTGTCAAGCAGAGGTTCTTTTTTGGTTCCCGACTGCGTCGTGTACCCGTCAACCCTTTGTGGGAACAGTCTGAAAAACTGCACATCCGACACATTCTGGACTTGATTAGCGGGGATTTCTGTCACGCCCGAAAAAAGTTTGGTTTGGGTTCCACGCGCTGCGAAGTTGTTTTTGTTTGTACACATGGGTTAAGAAAAAAAACGAAAGCCGTGCTTGGTTTTGCTGTAGGAAACCTCTCGTAGACCCACAAACTATTTTTCGATGGCGCGAGCAAACGAGTGGGTTTGGTTGCTGCACATGGTCGGTGCATGGTATCACGCGAAGAAGGGCTTGCGAGTTGAGGTCTTGCCAAACAGCTTCTCCGCTTCGGGTGCGCGGATTCTAGATTTCGACCTGTCCGACATTGTTAACGATCCGCGAGTTGCTTCCGCGCAGAGGTCAACTACGACATCGACCGTGTCATCGTGCGCGGCGGCGGGGAACGCGGTCATTTCGTCCGTCACGCATTGGAACGCAGGAAGGATTGTGCCGTTGTGATCGGTAGGAAAAAACAACTTGCCGCCCTGAACGAATGGCTGTGATCCTGCGGCTCGCAGATGCTTGTCGCTATGGCGTTCAACGGCAACCATCGGGAACCGAGTGATCGTTCCGAACTGGTCAAAAATCCCTCGCTGTGGCCCGTTCGCTTCCGCGAGGACTACGGACACGCCGCGCCGCTCAAGCAGGCTCGCGGCCATCTTGGCAAACACGGGAAACGGCTCGCGCACCCGCAGGACATCGGTTAGGAACAACCTCCGCTGATCGTCCACCTCTCCCACTATGCACACGCTGTAATCGGGATTTGATCGGCTTTGTTCCGATTTTCCGTATCCCCAGTCAATTGCCGCGACGGTGCGGGTTTGCTTTGGTAGTTCCGACGGGCGGTAGTACGCAAACCATTCAGGCCGATAGATCAGCAAGTCGGACGAGAGCGGGACGAGTTCGTAGGCTCGGGCGTATGCCATCGCTCCCATGCGCTCGTACTGCGCTTGCAATTGCTCGTGAGAAAAGACCTCGGGCCACGGGCTAATCCGCTCGCCTCCGTTCGTGGTGCAAGGCAAACGCAGGATGGTTCCTGCCTCGGTGTGAATCCTGCGAAGGTCGCCCGTGATGTCGTTGGTGTGGTAGGGGGTTGCCGTGTTCCACACGCGAGGACGAAATACCGCGTCCTCCGCTGCGATATCGCGCATTGGCATCCAATTGCTGTTATAGGCATCCTTCACTTTGTCACGCTCGGCAGGGATCAACACAGCGTTACGCAGGTCGCTGATGTCATCCGTCCATAGCAGGTCAAATCGCCCACCCGCTCGACCCATGATTCCCATTGACTCAAGGGTCGCGTCACGCGCTCCCATTCGTGCGCCTTCGAGTCGCCACCTCGTTTTTGAGGTGTCCGCAGCGCGGATTCGGGTGTTCGGGAACACCGCTCGGTAGCGGTCGGTTTCAATGATCTCTCGGATCATACTGGCGGTTTTTGCTGATTCAACATCGGTGGATCCGAGGATCTTGACGCGGATCGAGGGGTAGTGTCCAAGCAGCCACGAGATCGTCAACGCCCCCGTGGTCGTTTTGCCATGTCCGCGAGGTAATTCGGCGTAACAGTCCCGATCATCAAGCAGGTAGGACACGAGGCGGGCGTGGATAGGCCCAATAGGACGGCCCATAGCGAGCGCGATAAAAGCGAGAGGGTTTGCCCTCGCCTTTAGGATCGCCTGTTGTGGGGTCATCCTGCGAGTCCCTGCGTGGACTGCCGAAGCGTTTGCACCACAGCGGCAAGCGCGTCGGGGGTAATTGAGGCTATAGCGACATTCTCTGTCGCGGTTCCATCATCGAGCCGCATCATTCGATCCAGTCCGAGAGCGGCTCCAACTCCTGAATCCTGAGCGCGAAACAGGAACTCGCGAGCGCGGGATCGGGTGCGGTCATCGGCTGAAGCTAGATCTTGAATCGCGGTCTGGCAGGCAAGCACCATCGCGTCATAGGGGACATCCATCGCAATTCGGATGGCTCGTTGGAGTAGCAGGTATGTCCCGCGCTTGCGGTGTGGGTCTGCAAGGTCTAAGGCGAGTTGCGACGGCGGTTTGTCTGTTGAACTGGCGGGAACCTTGATGAGGTTTCGGGGTTTAAGCTTAGACCCTGCCCCTACCCCTCGGGGCTTAGAGGGTTTGGCGGGCAGCGGGGTGGTCTTCTTCACAGCCTTAGTCATTGTAGACAATCCATAGCCCGTCTAGCTAGCCACTCAGCAACATTGACTGTGACCGCGTTCCCTAATTGTTTGTATCTGTTTCCATCGCTTGTAGGCTTTTCAGCCGTCCCAATGTCTGTCCATCCATCGGGAAATCCCTGTAATCGTTCGCATTCAACAGGGGTGAGGCGGCGGACAACCATTGAGGTGTTACAGATAACATTGCTTGGCCTGCTTGGCCGATTCTCTCCTTCGGCTCGCAGGGTTCCCGAAATACTGTCCTGCATCCAATAGCCTTGCCCTGATTCGCGGGCAGTTAGAGCTACTGTGGGCGTGTGATGCCCAAGCAGCGTAGGCGATGGATCACCCTCGTTCCCGATACCGCAGCCTTGACGGTTTTGCGCGTCAAGTTTATCGGCGTTGCGTGTTGCATTACGGAGATCGATAGGAAATATGCCAACCGCGTGAGGTTCATTTGTTGTCAATGTGTAACTCATATTGCCCCTTGAAACACTAGCACCACCTCTATCTCCACCCATATTGATACAAAAAGGAATGACGGCAACCGCGTGTTTGTCGCCCTGTGTCAGCGTTGGCGATGGATCGCCATCTTTTCCAATACCAAACCCGTTTCCCTTGCCATCGGATTTTTCTCCGTTTTTCCCTGCCCAACGAGTTGCTTGATCATGGATTGGAATTGCACAAACAGCGTGAGTTGTGCGCGTGTCTCCTGTGTCAAATCCGTTCAGAGTATTGGCGAGGCCATCATCAACCCAAGTCTCGCAGTCGGTGCTGCTTTGTGCGCGTCGTGATTTACGAAACGCAGCGGCAACAGGCGAAAGAGTATTAGGCGTGACAATCACCTTTTCCGCGTGAACATACTGGTTGTTGATGCCCTTGTAATCAACTGCCAACAGCGGGCCAACTACCTCTTGATACATTGGAATCTCAGCAACGAACAGCCCGCACTCGCTGCCCGCAGGACCGCCGCTGCCCTTGTGCCTTTTGCTCGTCACGGTGTCGCTGACGGACTGACTACTTCCCCCGTAACCCCTGCAACTTGCTGTAGAGCTTGCTTGAGGATCGGCGGCAGCGTCCTGCCCCGCCTTTCGGCGCGGTGGAGGATTCCTGCACACGCTTTCTCCGAAAGCAAGTATTTTCTCGGCGTGTCCTGCTGCAACACCTCCGACAATAAACACACGATTGCGTCGTTGGGCCACTCCGAAATACTGACTGTCCAAAACTCGCCACGCGACCTCCTCACAATTCCAGCCTTCTCCCACTTCACGCAGGACGGCGGCGAAGTCGAGTCCATTATTGCTTGAGAGCATTCCAACGACATTTTCAAGAATAAGCAATCGAGGTTGTAGTTGTCGAACAATGCGAATTGCGTCAAAGAATAGTCCTGTTCTGCCTCCTGCGAGGCCTGCGCGTTTACCTGCGACCGAAACATCCTGACATGGGAATCCGCCGCAGATCACATCAACGCTCTCAAGCGTCAATGGATCAACTTCGCGAATGTCGCCGTAAATCTTGGCGAGTGGAAATCGTTTCCGCAATACAGCTTGTGCGTGTTTGTTGAACTCAATGCACCATGCAACACGAAACCCTGCTCGCTCAAATCCGAGGTCAAAACCTCCAATTCCTGCGAACATCGACCCGACGCTAGGCTGATTTTTATTCATCCGACCCCCCGCTCTTTGGCAGACAAGTCGTACCAACTTCGCACCACAAAATGCTCGTAGTCATCGTGCGTTTGATCGTTACCGTTTCGGTCGGCGTGAAACATGAGGATCGCAATGCCCCCCCTGCGAAGCATGAACGGGATTCGGTTTACAAGTTCCATCCCAATCTGATCCGCGCACCCAAAGAGCGCAAGAATCGTGTCGTAGCCGTCTCGGTAGTGATCCTCAAACGAAGTCCGAATGAAACATCCGTCATAGGCTCCGTAATCAAACTGCGCCTGTTGAATAGCCATAGCCCGCGTGTCGATACAAGTGTATGACGCGGCGGGAATCCTAAAATGATCAAGAATGCACCCGCTGTCAGGGATTCCGACCTGCAAGACCCGTCCTCGGATAATCTTGGACACCCGCGCATTGACCGTCTCTTCAAACTCGGGAGAGGGCGCGAAGCATGGATCGACCTCCTCGTAATTTTTGGCCTCGCGGCGGATACTGGTTCCCGCGAGTTCTCGGTTCCCGTTGCTCCAATACGAGTACCCGTCGATGTCCATCGTTGGGTACGGGTCGCCAAAAAACAACGCGCTGTATCCGTGGTGGCGAATGAACTCGTCGGCCTCGTAGAACAGGTTTGTTTTCTCCCACAGCATGGGAGTCGTGTAGTGGTGGTGCAGCGTGGGCGATTCGACAACGGTCGAAAACAACGCCCTCTTGAGATGGCTTGCAACACGCATTGCTTCGACAAGGAGTAAGGGGTCGGACATTCAGTAACTCAATTAGGGAGACTTTTTTGGGATCATCACGAACTCAAATCCCGCCAGTTTTGCCATCGCAATCGCCATCCCAAACGATGGCGAACGCTGTCCAGTCACGGTTTTGCTGTCGGCGAGCAGGCATTCTGCCGTGTGTACCGCGCATATTTCAGCTTCGCAAACCTTGCGGATAAACGAGTATCGGCTCACGCCGTGTTTCGCTAGTTGCCTTCGCATCGCGGCTTTCCAATCGGCAGGGCTGTTGATTTTTGAGGGTTTCATCGTAAGTACTCTACTTTCGCGCAGGGTAAAGGTCAAGAGATTTGAGAGTTTTTTGGCAGTTGAGAAATCGAGTGTCTTTTGCTGCTCCCCCCGCTTGCCCTGTAGGGGCTTCGGGGGTTCGCGCATACCAGCTTGAGCAATCGTAAACGCAGGGTGATAGTCACATGGGAGCGAGCGGGGACACCATGACCCCGTGCAAGGAGGTCATGGGAACAGCCGCACGGTCGCGTAGCAGGTTCCTCGGCATCACTTTCACCATTTCGACTGGCTAGTCCGCTGCTGTGATGCAAGAGCGCACGGTGCAAGCACCGAGGCGTGGAGTAGGGTCAGGATCCACGACAAGCGACACGGGAGTGTCGCGCCAAAGCCACGATACAGACCCTCGTGCGGAGGTGCAGCGGTTGCCGACAGACGGCGTGTAAGGCGTGGTATGCTGCTCACGCTGAGAGATGTGTGGTAGTTGCCCCCTCGAACGGGAAAGGCGACTACCGCGCACAGCGTACCGACTTTGACCCGCCCCGCGCCGTCAAGGTCGGTTTTTCTTTTTCGGGATCGAATTATTTTTGCGGGTCAAAGTCTTTTGGGTTGCATCCTGCGATTAGGTAGGGTATATTTCAGGGGTCGGGAATGTCTCCCGACCTAACAACGAAGGGATTTCGTCTATGAATCTGAGAGAACTTGTCAAAGTTGGGACGGCCCGCAAGGCCGCATGGGATGCAGTTACCGAGGCAAAAAACGCGGCAATGGCCGCGAGCCTCGCGTGGGACAACGCTCGCCGTAGTCACTACCTCGATCTGATTGATGATGCTGTCATCCTGCGCGTGGTGGAAATTACGAGCGACGAGCGGATCTCTTATTCCATGAACACGGGCCTACCGTTTGCTTGTCAACAAGCGTTTCGCGGCGTAGTCAACGGAACTTACAGAGGCCGAAAACATTACGGCGTTTGGTGGACAAACGCGAGTGGACAAAAATTACTGCAAACACTCGGGGACCTTGAGCGCGGCTCAGAGTGTCGCATTGTTGGCATCCCGTACCCGTCCGCACGACTTGAAGATTACACCGCCGTCACATCAACCTAACCACTACGACACGGGGGCGGGGCTGTAAGCCTCGCCCCTGCTGTCATTCAAAGGAAACTCATCATGGATATTTCTGAAGCATTCGATTCTGTTCTCTTGAGCCGCGTAAAAACCCCAACCAAGTTCTTCGTTTGCCTGATGCTGCGCGAGCAGTATTACGGCGGACCCGAGGAGGGCGGGTGGTACGGATACGACACAACGCTATTGCGCTACGCGGAGTTCGGCTCAGAGGAGGCTGCGTGGGACGCAGCCGAATCGGTGAAGCGTCTTGCTGCGTGTGAATCTAGCAGGGCAGTCGAGGAGTTCAACCTCATGTGCCTGCGTTCGTGCGATGCAGCAGAGGCTCGCAACGAGGATGTTGACAGGCTTCCCGAGGTCGGCGGACCCGACTCGTACCGCGTCATTGTAACCGACACACTTCCCGAAAAAATCAACAACGGATCGAGGCACTACGAATGAGCGACAGCACAAACACAATGGTCGTGATCAAGGTTGAAACTAACCCAGTCACGCAAACAAGCAACGGCTATGAGTCACTCACCGACATCGTCGGCGGGTACATCGAGCATTTGTATCTCAAGCATTCCGATGGACTGGCCATCATGTATCTGAACGAGGACGGCAAGCGTTTAGGCTTGCCACTCAATCCCATTGCTAATCGGATCGCGCACCTGTACGCAGGTATTTCCGAAGATGACCTCATCGTTGGCGATGTCGCAATTGTCGGGCCTCCTGACCATTTCGGAAATGACACCGACGCGCCTGCGTGGGCGGTCAAACTTGTGACGGACTACCAACCAAAGGACAACGCATGACCGCAGATGAACTGGCAATGCAGATTCGGCAAATGGGATATATGTTGGGACTGAAAAGCAGCACGATGGTTCCCCTTATTGACAAGATCAGAGAAATGCAGGAGGGGTTGCTACAACTGCACAAAGGACGCGACGAAGCGCGGCGGTTAGCCTGCCGATGTTCCTCGTCAAGCGGTTCAGCAAGCGAGTCGTTGGAAGAGGCTCAATTGCGCGGTTGGGATTGTTTTGAGTCCGAGGAAAAAGAATGACCACGCAAAACCCAAATCGAAACATGATGGACATCACCTGCGTGGTGATGACAATGAACTCGGATCGCGAGCATCTGATTTTCCACACGACCGACGGCACAATTACCGTTCAGCTTCGCCCAATCAACAAGCGTCGGACGGGGGTCCACATCTACGCGCCCCGAAAGGTTTCCGTTCGGCGCGAGCCAAATCGAGAGGAGGTGACCGTTGAAACAGTCGTTTAACAGGGGCGCAAACCTTCGGACGCTGTTTGATTTTGCAGAGGCCGACCGACGCATGGAGGAGGGGCTTGCGCTCGCGTCAAGCAGCGCAGCACGAATGTCTCTACTCGCAATTGCCAAGGCTCACGCTCGCGCTGTGTGTCTCCTGCGGGGCTGCGTCACGAGCGATTGTGTCGCTCGCCGAATGGCGGAGCGGGGATTGGATTACTCAGACCTCGGAAACGCAGCGGGATCCGTATTCCGAAAGGAGTTCGTTTGGACTGGAGATGTCCAAAAGTCCGCCCGAGTTTCAACTCACGGCAGGATCATTCGTGTGTGGAGGCTCAAGGGTGTGTGAGTTTTTCGCGCACGGGGTTCCCGCGCCACAGGGGTCAAAAAACCTCGTCAAGCTTCGCTCAGGACGCACCATCATGGTGGAGGCATCTAAGCGCGTTATGCCGTGGAGAGCCGTCATTGCGGCCTCTGCGGTTGCCGCTCGCGTGAGGATGTATGAGGAGGATGTCGAAGTCAGGATAGTTGCGAGGTGGGCGCGGCCCGCCTCGCACTTCACCACGAGCGGGTTTCTCCGCAAATCTGCGCCAGTCCTCCCGCGCTACGCCGATTGCGACAAACTCGCGAGAGCCGTGTGTGATGCCCTTGCAGGAATCGCGTACCGCAACGACCGACAGGTGGGAAAACTCTCGGTAGAGCGTCGGTGGTGTCTTGATGGCGAGCCGCAGGGCGCGGTTGTTTCCGTTTTTGAAATACCTAAACGGATCACGATCAAGGAACAAAAATGCGTTATCTGATCGACAAGACACCAAAAGAGGTTGAGCGCAAAAACGCATCAGAGTTAGTTCGGGGGCAATTGCTGACCCCTCTTACCCGCTATGCGAATTGGGGTGGTGAGTTTGCTATCGACAATGGCGCGTTTTCGCGATTTAATGCTGCCGCATTTCGGAGATTGGTTGCGCGAGAGGAACCCTCAATGGCTCGTTGCCTGTTCGTTACTTGTCCCGACATTGTCGGCGCGGCTCGCCTAACGCTTGAACTGTTCAAACGCCGATCACTATGGATTCCAACGGGCGTTCCCGTTGCGTTGGTTGCACAGAACGGAATTGAGGATCTAGACATTCCGTGGGACGAGTTTCAATGCTTGTTTATTGGCGGAGTCGATCCGTGGAAAGACAGTTCCGCCGTTGCCGATCTAGTGAGGGCGGGAAAAATCATGGAAAAACACATCCACATCGGGCGAGTAAACACCGCAAAAAGGTTCAACTGGTTCGATTCGCTTGGCGCGGACACTTGTGACGGGACGGGCGTTTCGCGGTATGACCATATGCTTGAGGCTATTGAGCGCAGTCGATTGCCTGAAAAACTTCTGTTTTGTCCTACTGATTTGCATCCTATGACCATGTAGGATACATTTGGACCGTCGGGAATTACCCCGACCAAACAAAAGGAACGCAATGGATATCGTCACGCACAAGACAGGACTGTCTCACGAGCAGATTGATTTGATTTCGCGCACAATCGCCAAGGGTTGCAACGCGGATGAACTGAGGTTGTTTTCTGCGATATGTGACCGAACAGGACTAGACCCGTTTGCTCGGCAGATTTACGCGATTCAACGGTGGGACTCTCGCGAGAATCGCAACATCATGCAGACGCAGATTTCAATTGATGGTGCGCGACTCGTCGCGCAACGATCAGGAGAGTACGCAGGGCAAGACGGGCCGTATTGGTGCGGTCCCGACGGAAAATGGGTGGATGTGTGGCTCGACACCGCTCCACCGACTGCGGCTCGCGTAGGCGTGATGCGGCAGGGATTTACCGCACCGCTGTACGCGGTTGCCCTGTGGCGCGAATATGTGCAAACCAACAAGCATGGGGTGTCCACGATGTGGGCAAAGATGCCGAGCCTGATGATTGCAAAATGCAGCGAGGCTCTTGCGCTCCGCAAATCCTTCCCTGCGGAGTTGTCGGGCTTGTACACGAGCGAGGAAATGTCGCAGGCGGAACCTGCGGCGGTTGCACCCGTTGAAGTTTCAACGCGCACCGACGGATTTATTTTGCCCCCGCCAGTCAAGTCGAGCGGGAAGCATGACCCGTCGATGTTTTCTGCGGATCCTGCGGTCAAGGCAGTTGACGCAAAGCCCGCTGTCACGGTGGTCGCGAAGCCCAAGGCAAAGGCGATGCAGAACTGGCCATTGACGGGAACCGATGTGATCAGGGTGGAAAAAATCGTTGAGCGCGGAGACGGTTACGCGATGCTGTGTATTCACCCCGTGCATGGGCAAGCTTGGGTGTCTGCGACCCCAACGCGAGCGCAAGGGGTGTCCGCCGACACACCCATCGAAATGACTTGGAGGTGGAACGATGTTGGCTTTTACGAGGCGACTTTGATCCGCGAGCCGCCTCGGCGCAAGGAGATTCTTGCCGCCGCAAAGATCAATGACGATGACCTCCCTTTTTGAACTAACACCTAACCCTAAGAAGCAAACATGAGCCTCTACACCATTACGGAACAATTGAAATCCCTGACGGAAGCATTCGACATTTTTGGCCACGCCTCCGACGAGGCGGCTGCGGCCATTGCGGAACACACGAGCGCACTCATTGAGTCGTTTGACGCGAAGGTGGACGATTACGCTGCGCTCATTCGCTCCTGCGAGACACGAGCGGCGGGACGGGCCGAGGAGTCCGCCCGCATGAAAAAACTCGCGCAGGACGATGAATCGCTCGCGACACGACTCCGACTGGCGGTGATGACTGCCATGCGGGAAACGGGTCAGCCCAAGATTCAAACCGCTCGATTCTCCCTGTCGGTCGTAAAAAACGGCGGGGCAACTCCGATCATTATCAGCGACGAGTCGGAGTTACCTGAGCAGTTTCGGGTTCCCACGGTCACAATCACTATCGACAAGGTTGCGATTCGCTCGGCTCTCGAAGCGGGCGAGGTGGTGAGCGGAGCCGCGCTCGGAGAGAGGGGGACACGCTTGAACCTCAAGTGATTTCCCCCCCAGTCTCAAATAACCCATGCGCCCCGAAGTCGGGGCTTTTTCTTTTTTTTGATGCTATTGCTTGACCCCTACCGATTAGTAGGGTATATTTATCTTGTCGAGAATGTCTCTCGACCCAACCGAAGGAATCTGACCATGACAAAAACAACCACTACCTCCGCAAAAAAAATCGCCTCTGCCAACTTTGCCAACGCCTTTATTGTTTATGTAAACACTCTTCAGACCGAAACTCCAAAAAACGAGGCCGATTCTCTGATCGACAACTGCATCAATTTGGTTGCCCCGCTTGTGAAGTTTGATCGAGTAAAGGCTGAGAATCTCAAAAAAGACCTCGTTCACCTTAAAGGGTTTCACGACGGCGACTGCACCTCCATTTCCACAATTATGGATATTGCAAAAGTTTTTGGAATCATTGTTCACTAAATCACACGCGGCACGATGCCGCAGAATTGAGACACCATGACAAACGCTCCCCGCAAAACTACTCGCACTCTTCAAACCGCCGCGATGGACAGCATCCAAGATAAACTCAACGCAATCTGCGACCGCGCAAACGATTCGGTGTCTCGCGATATGCGAGCATCCGCACAGATTGAGATTGATTTTGCAGCCGACATTGGCCTCATCACCTCCGACCAGAAGTTCACGCTCTATGAGCAGTATGGATTCGCTTTGCGCCTTGCGTCATCGCGCCCGACCTACAACCAAACTTCGGAGGCACTCTAATGCCGAACACTCGTAGCAACCCATCCTTTGAGGCCGACTTTGTCTGTGACGCGCTCGTCAACTCCCTGACGGTTTGGTCGGCTGCGCTGATCGACGGGAAGCGGGATCTCGCCGACAGCCACCGCAAGCACGCGGGGCGCATCATTTCGACGCACGGACGCTACTACCCACAGTTTCAGGATCAGTACCTTGACTTGTTGAATCGTCACTACCGCGTTGAGAACGACATTCCAAGTTTTATGCGGGGTATGCCCATCGAGCTAGACTAAACTTGTATGGTTCCCCTTGAACAGGGATCCCCCCAACTGCCTATCTCCCTTTGCGACCCCTGCTATGCCGATTAGCGGGGGTCGTTTATTTGGTAGCGCGGCAGGATTTCATCGCGCACGACACCCTCCGCGTGTGTCAGGAGTTTGCGATACGCATCGCCGACCCCTGATTCCGCCTGCGGCTCCCACAGCAACATCCGAATTGCGCCGAGCGTGATCGTCAATGCAACGCGCTCGCGCTCCTCCTGCGCTGCGTCACGCGCCTCTAGCACGGTCAAATCCCTCACGCTTGCAGAACTCGCGCAACGCTTCGGGCGCGACTCTGCGAGCCTTAGACATTGGCAACCGCATCCCAAGCAACCGACCCGAATCAATGTACTGCGCGACAGTTCTCGCGCTCACGCCAAGACGGCGAGCGACTTGCCCAGTCGTTAGCCAATCGGTGAGGAAATCAGTAGTTTCAACCTGCGGGATTTTTGATTTTGCCTGCATCGTTTATCCCACAGGAGGGGTTGGGTCCGAGCCGCTAAACGGTAGCAGAGCGTTTAGTTTTGCCTGCCGCGACTTGCAGCCTCCGCACGACTTTATGCCGACCGCGTTTGTCGCCGCCGCTATGACATCGCCTACGCCGCGCCATCTGGCTCGTGGAGGATCCGCACTCGCGGGTAGAGCTTGATCCGATCCCGTTCGCGGGCGCGTCACACGAGGAGGCGACGAGCCTCTACCAAGCAACGGAGGATCGGTCATGTTTCCTTCCCTCGATACACGGAACTCGCAGGATTCGCACAGGGCAAGGTTGTGACCCTCTCGGCAGTCGGCTTTGCCATGAATGACCCGCCAACTTTTGCAGTCAATGATTGGCAGGCTTACTGTTGGAGCGACTTGAATGTACCCAAGCGTCATAGGGGACCTTCCGTGCAGGGTTGGATGTTGATCCCGCTGACCGACGCATAGCAGTACTCGTCTACATCCTGAAAGTTAGGCGGGTTGAAAGGCGGCCCTGTGCAGGGAACAGGCAGCGGATGCGCTAACTCCCAATCAATGCATTCCTGTTCGGTGCTATCTTCGGGGCAACAGGGAGCAGGATTGTAGTCAAACGGGTAGCAGCGACACCCAGTTCTCGACTCGGGCATTGAGGGACACACCGACCGATACCCGCGTGTGACAACCACGCCTGAAACGATGATGTCCTCAAGGGGATACCCCTCTTCTTCAGGGCAAAGCACTACCTGAGCAGCGATGTTTGGCATACAGATTTGGGTAACTGTGAGTGGCTGTTCAATGCTCATCAGGTCATAGCGCATCCCCGACGCATACTCGGGGATCGAAAGACATTGTAATTCAAAGGGATACTCTCCCTTGGCGGAAATTGCCGCGCTAACTGTCGCGTATGGTTGAGGTAATCCTGCCCCTTGGCAGTTTTCATACGAGTTCATTGTGACCGCTACGCATACGCTTTTGCGCTTGGATCTGCCTCGGAGTTTCACCCTAACTATTCCTGCGGTGTACTCAATATCCCCAACCTCAAGTTCGTCGCCTTCAATGTGTGGAGGTCGGAAGCAATATGAGTTGGGACCAATTTCTCCGCAAACCAAGCACGACTGCCGAGTTCCAAACCAAAAGAACTGCGACCACGGCGTGATGACCTCGGCTTGAACCATGCCGCCAATACGCTTGTTGATTTTGTCCACGATGTGTTCGGCTGTACCCGACACGATGTCAATGGTTAGCCCGCAGATCATCATGCGGACGGTGGTAATCCCGTCCCAACAACTTTCGGCCTCCACTAGGGTGAACTGGATAAAAACATCCTCAATCCACGCTTCCAAGGCCGCTTGATTAGTTGGATCAATCCCGTATAGCAGGGGGACGCACTCAGGGATTTTGAGGAGTATTACATCCTCAATGTGATATTCCTGATCCTCCGTATTAGGCTCAATGCAGTTGTTTACCGAGTAACAAGTGGTGATTTCAAAAGTCTTGTAGGGGTCAGGCGTTCCGTTACATGAGGTTGGATCGTAAAAGCACGGGGAGGTTTCCCCGCAACACGCCAGTTGCACAAACGGGGGGCAGTCCGTGCAATCGTAAAACCCCGTCCAATGTTGTCGCCTCTCGTTAGGGCAACTACTGATAAACGGCGGACACGGCTCGGTGTCAGGCACTCCGTTATTTGACTCAGGGCATTGACATGGCCCGACGAACTGCGACATCTTTTTTGACACCCGATCAAATCCCTCGGGGGGGCCATTGTTGCAACGCACAAACCACGGCACTCCTGCGGTATTGACGCAAATCGAAATGAATGTCGTGATTTCGGTGTACTTCGTGAGGTTGTACTGGTCGCACCCGTCATAGCAGTTCGCTATGAACTCGTGACACGGCTGCGCGTTGTTAAAGATGATGTACCCGTTGGGGTTCTCAACGGTCACGCACTCAGGGCAAGACAGCAACCCAATTGTTCCGACTGGCAGTTTCACAATCCCGTTAGGTCGGCAGCACGGCTCGTTGTTGGCGGGGAACACCGCAACGAGCGTCCCTGCGTTGACGGGGTACACGGGGAATGGCGGAGGACACGGTAGATCAGCAAATGGTCCAAGCACATACGCGCAGCATTCGTAGGCAAAGATGTAGCAAATGTTAGACGGTGGTGGCACAGGAATACCTAGCGACGCTAAGTAATCAGGGCAAAAGATGAGTCTTGCAGGCGCGGTTTCGCAACCGTCAAAGCAGCATATGTTTCCAAAATACTCAGGACATTTGTCTGCGTAGTACAACCCATCCCCGCAACAGCAAGCAGCAAATGTCGTGGTACTACTCATTAGCGGTCGGGTTGTGGATCCACGAAACTCGGAGGTACAACCCACCAACCCTCAGGCAGAGTCAATTGCTCTGCCGACAATTGCCACTCACCATCAATCAGGGTGTAAATCTGTCCTCGTGTCGATGGTCCTACTCGGATCGGGCTTGACTCGGGAACTAGCACCGTTCGATTGCATCCAATCGCGAATACGATCACCGCCAAGACGCAGACCGTTGACATCACGATCAGCGTCAGTTGCAACCGAACCACGCTCAATTCGCTTGAGGAGGTAGTCGATAAGCGCGAGCGCGATGGTGGAGAGGATTTTGTCGAACATTGTGGAGCGTTCTCGTCCATAAAATCGTCGTAGGTGTCGTTCATTTTGCGCCTGCCGATTCGCTCGATACATTGTTGTCACGGGCAAAAAACAGGCCGACCCCCGCAAGGACTGCCGCGAAAACAATTCCCCAGTCAGGGGTTGTCGTTGGGTCATTGTCGGTCATTGCGGTGATAGCAACTCCGACTGCAACGAGGATGGCTCCGAGTCCTGCAACGCTAGTTTTCCAAGAGGTTTTCATGGTTGGTTCCTTTTTTGATCTCTGATCCGATTCACCTCAGCGTTGAGGTGATCGATGTCACGACGCATTCCCGCAATCTGCTCGCGCAATGCGGCTAGGCTTGCGTGGAGCCACGCCGTCGCGCCAACGATTGCGGCAATGGGCGCGATGATAGTGCCAAACTGCTCAATCGTCATAGGTCGCCTTTTTGGTCATGTCCATCCCGAATCCGCTGCGGTACTCGTTCCTGTCCACAGTCGCGTGAGCTTGATCCACGATCCTGCTTTGACCGCATTAGTTCCCGTTGGAGAAACAGAAAACCTAACGGTTGGAGAAAAGTTTGTGGCATCTACAACGGTAATTCGTCCTGAAAATGTGACCGCCAAGAGAGCGGTTGTTGTTGCTGCGTTGACCGCTCCGCCAATAGCATTGTCAAATGTAACGGTGTCCTGCGCTCGCACTACCGTTCCATACGCACCAACGCCCGCCGACATGGTCGTAAAGTGACAACTCCCGTTTCCAAACTCTGAGAAACCAATAGCGGTCGTGTGAGTGACAGCACCAGACGCAATGACATAGGAACCCTCAACCAGCCACACCGAGTTGGCATCGAGCGCAATGGTGTCGCTCGTTGTCGGGAACACATTCTGCGCCGTGTTAATCGAGGACAAGGCTCGATCCGAGGAGGTAGTGCTGTAGAACGAGTCCTTGCGGTTTACCCAGTTCGTCCCGTCGTACTGGAGGTTCTGCCGCTCAATGGGCGATGCAATGACTACATCGCCAAGTCCATCAAGGTCGAGATAGTTACCTGCGGGACTGTGGGTCCAATGAGCTCCCACATAAATCAGGAAATCATTCTCGGATGGCGTTCCTTGTTCAATTGACTTGTTGACGATTTTGTTGACCGTGTTTGCAGTTCCCACGCCCTGACAATCACCTAAAAGATAGGCGATGTTCTGAGTTCTCTTAGAGATCATACTGTGAATAGTAATGCTAGAAATAACAGTTTGTGGCGTGTTGTTGTCTCTAACTGCCACCCCTTGATGCATCAGCAGGGGAGGAGACGCTAAATCCTCAGGAGTTAAGATGTAGTCTTCAAAGGGCAACAACCCTGCAAGGATTAGGGGTACTCCGTTTACAAAGAAAATTGCAACCTCACCGAATCCACGATGCAACATTTCAAGCTCGCATTGTTGTGTCACGGAAACGCCCGTGTCATAAGTAAAGTATTCAGTTCCCTCAAAAACTACAACAACCCACCAGTTTCCTGAGCGTTGCTCAAACGCGACCATATTGTCAATTACTGGTCCCATGTGAGTTCGGTAAAAACCAACAACATACTGAGTAGCAGCCAAGTACGCCGTAACCTGCACATTGGCTTTGAAGTGCCAATAATGGTCAAAGAAATTAACGGTTGCCGCGCTTTCAGAAGGTCCGTTGTTAGGCTTTTCACTTCGCATTTCGGCGCGGGAGTTTCCTACGGTAGCGGTTGGGTTTGTGGACAACACGCAGGTGTCGTTTACATAGGTAACCGAGCCGCCAATTGCAGCGGGAGTAAGTTCTACGGTGTTTGGCGCATCGCTTCCAACCCACGATCCATAAGTGGTTGAGAAATTGTGATGCAGCGGCACATACGACAACACGCTTGCGGGGTCTTCGATGCCGTTAAAACTCAAAATCTGAGTTGATGGAGATGACCAAAAATAATCAGACAACCCCCACTCGGTGTCGTAATTGGCGTTTGACGCTTTCATCAAAACTTCGCCAGTCAAACCCCCGCTTGGCACACCGATCCCCGCTTGACCCTGCGCGACCGACAGCACAACACCTGAGTCGGTGACCGTGATCGTGACCTCAGTCTCTGACACCACGACGGTCGTAGAGGGGTTTGTCACGACAATGCTTGTCATGGAGTCACCTCACCGACATACGGCAGCACCTGCAATCCTCCGCCGAGGTAATAGGGTCGCTTGACCCCTCCTGACCACTCAACAAAGAAATCAAACCGACCGTTCCCCGTTTCAAAGTTTGCGGTGGTTGCGGCAGGAATGATCATCACTTTTTCGTTTGATGTCGCTCCTGCAATTAGCAGGCCGTTTGCGGTGGTCGCCTCAAGAAATGTAGTCTCGTTTGGCATCGCGCAATGCACAGACCAACCTGTTGCAGATGCAATATCCGCAACTCCATCAAGCGTGATCGTCTGTTGATAGGTGCGGCCTTTTGCGAAGATGATGTTCCACTTGCTCATGTTTAATCCTCAGACAGCGCAGACTACGGATACCGCGTTCGGGACGCTGAACCAATACTGTTGATCATACGGAAGACTGCCGCTACCAATGTAGGTTGTCATAAATTGCTCGCACATCATCACGATTGCACCGTTGCAAATCGGAATGATGTCAATGACTGCGTCGGGATAGTCCGCCTGCGAAACTCCAACCGAGATGAAATTATCGGGGTTCCCCAATGCAACATAGATGTTGGGGTTCTCGATCATGTTGCGGGCAGTAGTGGCCTCGCGTTTGAACGATCCGAGCGCAACAAAGTGCGGGTAGAACGGGTCAAGTGGATTCGGCTCACACTCTTCAAAGGTGTAGAAAAACTTCCAGTACTCGTTTCCCGAGTTTTCCATGCGCTGAGATCCCGTGATCTTGGCAGGAAATATGCGGCAATTTGGGGGCGCGACATCAAGTTGCAACACTCCGTTCGCAAGCCGCCGAGCGTGAGCCAAGCCCTTGCTCATCACCAGTTCACTCGGGTGGTTTACCGACAACCCATCGGGACCAAAAATCCAATCCTTGTCATCGCAAATCGTCGTGGTAATTGGGACAAGGCTTCGTTTGCCCTCATCTTTTGACCCAGTAAACGATGCCGATTTTCGACCAAGCGAGAACCGCATGGTTGTCCCTCGAAACGGCCCGTTAGGCAAGGTTGGCCACCCCATCCACACCGTTGTTCCAATGGTCATACCGCATCGTAGTTTTAACAGGTTTTTTACAGCAGTCCCGTATGTAATCCAGTCAAACGCAGGCGGCGTTGGTGAGTTTAGAGTGCTAGTTGTCGGGGCAGTTGGATCCCACGGGATACTTGCCGCCGCAATCAGGGCGCGAGGCTCTTTAAGAATCAAGGCTCCATTTGGGTTGCGCGGTTGCTGCGTGTCTATGTCGTAGGTTGTTCCAAACTCCTTGTATTGCTGAAACTTGAGGAAGTTTTGGGACGCGCTCGTTGGATCGTTGTTGTAGTAGGTTTTTCCCTCAACAGCCCGAAACGGGTGCGAGATATCCACAAACTCAGGCATTCGATTCACCTGAGCATTTGGAATTAAACTCCATAGTTCTATCAGCTCATCAGTCATTGGGGTTGGAAAAATACTTTGCGACTCAGTTCCCCCCGCAAAGGCTCGTTTGTTTTGTGTCATCCAATCGTTTAAGATGACTTGATTGCCAAGTATTTCCTTGACAAGATACCCCCCTGTAGTCCATATCATCACATACCCCGTCAGGGACAGGATGATGTCTATTGCTAGCGCAACGCTGCACTCGGGGGTAAACGAGTAATCAGCGAGCCGATTTTTGAGCAGGGCGTTGGGCGCGTAACCCGATAGGGAAAAAGTCCCAATGGGTAGCCTATCTCTGAGTTCGGACAGCAAATCAACTAATTCAGTTTCGGAATCAGCCCCGCCAGTTCGCCATCGTCCATCCGACGAAAACAAGGGTCCGAATACGGGGGACTCAATAAGGGAAAAAGGGAAAGAGCGTTTCCACCAGTAGCGCACATCAACGGCCTCTACCGCAAAAACTCCACCATGCTCAAAGATTGTAAAAAGCGGTTTAGGCGGAAGCAGCGTGACAGTAATCGTTTTAACTGCTACGAGAGAACTTTCTCGCCAAGAAAATGTCGCCGACGCTTCGCCATGCGCCCCGCTGCTTTCATACAGCGCAACGATTAATGCCTGAGACACAAGGCATCGAATGCTCGTGTGTCTTGACGCACCACCCTGAATATCAATGCAGAACAGGTCCCTGACATTCATCTCAAGCATTTCCGCAACTTCCATGATGTGATCATCAGGGATGAGGACGGGAATTATCGTCGCCGAGGAAGTGGTGAAATATGCCTCAATCATGTCACAAAAGATTCGGCGGCAACACCGTAATTGTTAGTGGCTTCAGGGTTAGCGGTAAACACGCTGCTTGCAAGTACCTGCGAACCTGCCGTTGCAACTGGAGAAATTGAGGGCTGAATAATGCTGTTTGGTGCTGCCCATCCTCTCACGCTCCCCGCGTAGGCAGTTGCATCGGTGAAATATCCACCCGATGTTGTTCCGTTGTCGTACATCGAAAAAGTCCGTTCGTACACGCCGACAAACATTCGCGTTCCCTGCTGATCGAACTTGCCGAACGACACATTCCAATCATCGCTAACAAGCATCGCGTCTACGGGAAGCGGTCGCATCAACTTGTCAGGAGCGGTGTTAGCGCGGGCAATTTCGACTCGCTCGGTCACAAAAACGCGAGGACGCTGAGTTTGCAGCACAAGTTCTGCCGCCGCGATGTACATGGGAGCCATTCGCACAAGGCCTGAGTCGTAGCGGCAGTTCGTAGTTGAAATCGAATGCGACACGATTTGAACGCCGCCGCCCGCGTTTTCGGGTTGCTCCATTTCGCTGAAATGTAGGCCGTCCTCAAACGCCTCGTTCATTTCCGCGACACCATCGTCATCAGTCGTGCAAACCGCAATGGTAATTGCGCCAGTATCGGGAGTTCCTTCGTGGGTCAGGATGGACGCATACGGGAGCGCGACATCCTCTCCATCGCAGTTCATGCCCGACAGCACATTACCGATGTAATGTGGAACCATTGAGTACACGGAAAAGGCCGATGGATTTGCTCCGCAGGATCCATGATTGGTGGGGGTAGCCGCACCATACGGATCCATTGTGCGCGTGTTGTTGGTTCTTGTAATTGAGAACCGCTGCCCAACCATCCGTGCAATCGGAGCTAGGACGCTCACGCCGTTTTCGTTGCTCGGGAATACCTGAGAGTCAAGTTCAAATCGAATCGAAAATCCCGAGAGAATATTTCGCTCGGTGATAGCCATTCTTGTAATGATGCAAAACGGGTAACTCGCGTCGATGCGGGCTTTGCTGAGGGCTACCGCCGCCTCGACTAGCCGACGATTCCCTGACGGTGCGCTGTTTGACAGCGTCATCAGACTCATATCGCCCTCCAGTTCAACCACCACGCGACAGTTTGCAATTCCTGCGTCCTGCACCGTGCGCTCGTAGGTGAACTCCATATCGCCTACACGCACCCCGTCAGGCAGGTCGTAGGCGTACTGCTTGTCAATGATCTGATAGAGCAGTCCTGTGCCTACTGAGTCGTAGGCGAACTCCTGCGACTCCCTACGCCATCCTCGTGCAGGAACATCAGGCAGGATCGCTCGGCGGAACATATCCGCGTAGGGCTGTGCGGTGTTCCATGTAGCAGAATCGCGAGCGGGCAATTGGTCATCCGATGCCGTAGCGTTTCGGGCGGCTCGGAGTGTGCCATTGATGTTTCGCGTCAATCGTCCTGTCGCGTCCACAGTCATCCGCTGCGTCCACACATGACTGATGACGGGAATGTCGCAGATGGTCGTTGTATCGTTCAAATCAAATCGGATGAGCGCGACACCGCCGCCAATCACCTGCGTTGCAGTCAATTTCAGCCACGGCCCCCCAATCGCGCTTGTTGCGGAAGTCATGTTGATCAAATAGTTTGCCGCGCCGTTTTCCATCGTCGCGTACTCAAGTCGCGAAGCCTCCAGTCCCAAGGTGTCGCGGATTGAGGACCATGCCTCAAGGGACACCATGCAGGTTCCTGAAACGCTGACCTTGGATCCCGATGGAGTGGATTGATCGTCGGCGAGCCACGGCTCGGTCGAGTAGTTCTCAATGTTTACATTTGTAAAGGTAAACGGGCTAATCCCCGCTCCAAATCGTTTGACAATAAGTTCACACGGGGCAGTCATGGGATCCTCCTTCGGCCTCCGAGAGTGTCGTATTGTTTACCTGTAACCGCCCGAATATCATCCATAAACCAATCATTGATCGCGTTTGCCCGCTGCGGTTGCGTGTTGCGCTGAATCTGAGCGGTCTTGTCGTAGATGCTTTTGACAAGGGGAAAGATTGCAATTCCCGCAATCCCTCCAATCGCCGAGAACGCGAGCAAGATTGCGTTCCCCCAATTGACCGCTTTTGAAAGCCATTCCGCAAACTCTGCCAAGGGCTTGAGAGCCTTGTACACAATGATGCTCAATCGATGCCACACCGCTGCAAGTTCGGCGGATGCCGCGTCAAAATGCAGCATGGTTTCCGCTTGCGCGTCCGAGGCCATCGTTGCAAACGATTGCGCCTTGGCATATGCGGTGGAGTTTTTTGCAGCGTCGGCCACCTGCCGAGTAAATTGAGCCAGTCGCTCGTTTGCCTTTGCGAACATCATCGCGCCCGAAAATCGAGTGATCTCATCAAACTTTCGTGAGATTTTTTCGGCTGATGACTGGAGCAATTTGTAGGCCGCGATTCCTGCAACTGCGCCAATCAACACAACACCGAGGACCGCTGCAACGGGAACCGCTGCGGCTCCGAGCATTCCAATTGCCTTACCTGTTGAGGCGGAGGAACTAAGCAGGCTCGCCATTCCGCCTGCGGAGGGGTTGCGAAGAAACCCGCCCAATTCGCCCTTGATGCTCGACCCTGTTTCTACCATTCCAAGTTTCGATTGGAGCCGCGTCCAAAAACTCTGCGTAGCGGGCGGCATCGGCGAAACTGCGGGCGGCGGCGGCGGGGTTGCCGATCCTACGCCTAATCCGCCTCCACCCTGTTTCATTCCCTGCAACGAAGCTTGGGCAATTTGAATGACCGCCTGATTGATGCGAATTAACCCCCGCTCATTGATCGCGGCAGGGCGCAACGAAAGTAGGCCACCGCCAATACTTCCCGAAGCGGACGATCCTCCGCCACCCGAGTCTTTGATGTTGATACTGATTGTTCCGAGATCTTCCATCAGTTCTTTACCTCCCAAGTCATTTCATAGGCAAAGTCGTAGGTATCGCGGAGTGTCAACCACCCCTCCAACTCGGGTACAGCCTGCACCGTTCCACCGTTGCGAAACAGCAACGCGATAGTCATACCTGTGTAGGTGCGCTGCACAAGGTACTGCCGCAAGGAATCAACAAACTGTTGGATTCCCTGCTCGCCCGCAATGCGCTCGGTCCCTCGGCTCATTGGGTCAAAAAACCCACGCCACCAAACCACGAGATCCACATTCGTGCGGATGAGTCCTACCCCGCTATTTGGATGAACCGCTGTGTCGGGGCCTGCAACGATCTGGATTGCGTACTGGCCCACAACCTCGTCGATGGGAGCCTCAACAATGTAGACCGCATCGCCGTAGCCCTGTTGCGACATCCAATTGCGGAGATCGTCACGCATGGCATAAAGGATCTCGGAAACGCTAGCCATTGTTTAGCCCTTTTTGCATCTGCGCCTGAACCTCAAGCCGCTGTGCTAATTGATCATTGCCAGTACTCTGATAGACGCAAGACGCGAACATTTTACTGTCGCCAAACGCCACCGCAATTCCCCGCGCAAGCGTGAGTGCTTCGCAGGCCTCGATAGCGGGAATGTTTGCCATGAGTCCCATTGCTGTCTCGGGGGTGAACTCTGTGGGCAATCGTCCGTAGACCGCGAGGAAACGAGCAGTTGCCCTTAGATTTTTCCCGATGCCTCCAACGCTCGCGTCATGCGATGCCAAGCAGAAATAATCCACTCGTCATTTGCCGCTGCGGCAATTTCAGTAGTCCGAGAGGATTTCCTAATCGCCTGCACCACCATGTCGGTAGTTGGCTCGCTTGAGGTGGGGCAAATCGCCTGAATCGTTACCACAACTTCCATGTACTGGCAAATAAGATTGCCAATAGGAAGAGTAACGGAAAACAAAAGCGGGTCGTTGTCGTTGGTCAGTTCAATCATTAGTTATGCTTCAGGTGGGGTAAAAATGTAAATAAAGCCATCCGCGTCAGGAATTGCCGCAATGTTAAGCGTCAACACTCGCTCACGGTTTCCCCATTGACTGTCGCCCTGTCCGTCTGCTTGCAAGTAACACCGCTTAAACTCGTATGCCATCAGCGTAGTTACAGACTCAATTTTAAGACCAAAAGTACTATTTGACGCAACAAGAGCTTTGCCAACTTCGGTGTCGTTGTAGATACTTCTTTGCTTTGCAAGCAGGAGATCCAACTTGGCTTGATCAAACTTTACAAGCGCAATTGATATTCTTGCGCTTGTTCCAGTCAAAACAATTTCCGCAGGGACATTGCCGCTTTGGACCGTCTTTACTTCGTGGTGATGGTCGGTCAATTGAATTGACGGGAGGTTGTCATTGTCGGAATATCCCAGACCTACATAAGTTCCCGTAGTGTCTATTTTTACATTTGTTGGTCCCGCAACAAAAATTACTTGTGCCATGCTATTTGCCTTTCAGGATGGACTTGAGTCCAAGATAGATGTCTGTTCCGAGCCGACGCAAATCATCGCGAGTCGGCATGATAAAGGGACGCGACGGAACGGTTACGCCGCGCCACGCCATCAAAAAATCTTTTCCTTTTGCAAGGCCTTCTTCGTTTGGGTTTCGACCAGTCGCGTGACCGCGCTTGCCTTTCTTGGTCAACGGGATGAAGTTTGGTCCCTTCGTCCTAAATCCACGATCCTGATAGAGGCCGTACTTGCGACCCTGCATCGTGATCTGGATTCCGTTTCCCGACTTCAATCCGCTCGCGCCGAGCGATCCGATGAGTTTCCCCGTGTCGATGAGCGGTTGACCGCCTTGTCGATACGAGGTGTTCTCGATGAGGTACATCGTTCGGCTTCGAGCCTTTCCGTCCTTGTCAATGATGATTCTCTTTACCGCAAGAGCTGACCCGTCCTTGGGTTTACTGCTCGACCATGAGCGGCCCTTGACGGTTTTCAGCGGGGCGTGTTGGACGGCGATGCCGCCCGCGCCCCGACCGAAGTTTTGCTCAATATGCTCGCTCATCCACACGCCCGCAAGCGCGGCGATGCCTTTGACAATCCGAGGATTGTCGAGAGCCTGACGGACTTGTTTCGACCACCTGCTCATGGAGCGACTGATCCTCGGCGCGTAGGGAAGAACGGGCTGTTGGACGCGGAGGCGTAGAACGCTCGGTTGGACGCGGATACTGCGGTCACAACTGGAGTTCCTGCGGAGACATTCGCGCTCGCGTCCCCGAACAGCATTTTTCCATCGCGAAGCCCTTCACAGTACGAGTAACTTTGCTTGATCCGTTGCTCAATGGCAGGCGAGAGTTTTGAACCTCTACGCTGAAACAAGAACTCCGTAGCGAGATCGACCACAAGGCCCACAAGCAGGGCATCGTGCGCGGCATCGAGCGCGGCAATCTCTGTCTCGCTGTAGATGCCTCCCACACGAATGTAAGAGCGCACCGCCGCCGTACCGCGTTCAAGAGCGGCCTGCGTAATTGGGTTAGGACCGTTGAGCGACACGCCCGCGTCACCGCACAACTGAGCGATGATCTGCGAGTCGAGCGCGTGTTCGAGATCGGCGTAGGTCGCGTACATGGTCATCGTGTTTGCCCTGAATAAAAAGGGGGGCGAGGCTTGAAGCCCCGCCCCCTTGCCACCGTCTAATCACGCGGGTCAGGCGAGGACATTCTGAATTGCAAATCCACCGACAGCCGCAACGAGAGCGGGGATGCTGTTGTCGATGACGCGGCCTTCGATGCGCCGATTGAGGGGATCGTTGAACTGCTCAACGGTCATGTCTTCGTAGGCAAAAATCTGAAGCGTTGAGAACGACGATGCGCCTTCGGTTCCAACGAGTCCGCTTGGACGCGAAAGGAAGTACGCGCCATTTCCGAGGACATACGAACGAGCGTCGGTTGCGCCTTTTTTTGAGGTCATCTTGACAGCATCCTCAACGACAACATCTGCAAGGCCGAACAGCGTCGGCGGGATACCCCACTTGGCAAATGTGTCGGAACCTTGCAAGTATTGAATGCCTGCTTGGAACTTCACATAGTCCTGAATCTCAGGAGCCTGTGAGATGGTCTGCGCGAT